ATAGGGCTCACGAGGTCGAGCCCTAAGTATGGACCAGGCATGGTAGTACCTTGAAACGCCATTAGTATCTACGTTTGTTAGCTTGACCTTGAGCTAGAGTGTTTTTAAGAAAGTCTAATTGTTGCTGAATGGCTTGCTCACGAGTGCCATACACTCCTGGCGACAATCTGTATTTACCACCTTGGTTTGCCGATGGTTGAGGTTCCCAATTTCCACGCAAATTTGCAATTCCTGGTTGTATCTGTGCAACACTTTGACCCACCTGTGCAGGTGTCATTGGCGTATACAATGGGCCCAAGTTCGGTTGTTGTTCAGTTATTAGCATGGGGGATTGATTCCAATTCCCCATCGGTCTTAGTTGGTCCACTACATCACCTACTTGTTGAGGCATCGGGGTCAATTGACCAATTGCATTACCTACTTGTTGAGGCGTTGGTTGTGAAGGTTTTGGCAGTACTCGTCCTTTTGAAGTTACGAGATTGCCTTTCTCACCACGGTAAACTCCAGGCGATACCCTTTGAACTGGTTTTTCTTTTGGAGCCTTTGTAAGCGCACCCTTTAGTAATTTGCCTTTTTCCATATGCTCACCATTTTACTTACGTTTTTTACTGGGTTGGTCGGACTTACTATTCGTTTTTTTGTAATTGATTTCTAATGCCTGACGAACTGTTTTTGCTGCCGATACCTTGCCTTTGTCATTCATGTACATGCCAGGAGATACGCGAGCTACCTTACCCTTTTCAGGACGTTGTACAGTCGCTTGCATTGCCCCTCCCTGCCCTACAAGTTGCGATGCGCCGTTAAGGTAATAATCGTACTGAGATTGAGAAATTCGATTGTCTTTGATTGCCTCATCAAGTTTCGTTTTTACAAGGTCATATGTAAGTCCTTGCTGTGCTGCAAAGTGTCGCATATTCGCTATGGCAACGTTCGAATCGTTCTTTGCATTACTTACAGCGGCTCGTGAATACCAAGCCGCAAGATCCGATGCCTTTTGACCTACCAAGCCATAAGAGGAAGCCAACGCATCGGCGAGAGGAACTGCGCTATTCCAGGCTTTAGGTTGAGCCGACGAAATTTTATCAATTTCTTTCCAACGTAGCGCCTTACCATCCGTACCAAAGTCATAGGTAGTTCCGTCAGCCAACGTGCCTTGATAGTTCTGATCAAGGATGCCACCTTCCTGCATGACCTTGCGGATGTTATCACGCATAAACTGAGCTTTACCTTTTGAGCTTCCAGTCCACGAACCAACTAAGCCAGCAGCACCTCCAACAACAGCACCAATAGCAGCACCGATTCCAGTACCAAGACCTGGCACAATGCTTCCAATACTACCGCCTATTAGCGCACCTGATGAAGCTCCTTGCAGCGCTCCCTGTTGGTTACGCTGAGAACCTGCTGCGGTATCTCCAATCATTTTTGCGGTTTGATAACCACCATAGGCACCGGCTGCAATACCTAAATAAGGAGCAGCTGCTCCCATTGTTTGAGAACCAGCAAAGCCAGCGTTAGCAGCATTTGCTGCGGCGGCGCCAGAAGCAATAGCACCTGCCCCATAAATGCCAGCACCCAACTTATCGCCTGATTGATATGCCTTATACGCCTGATATGCTTGCAACGCAGAAATAGCACCGGCACCGACGGCGTTCCAATTAACGGAACTCATAAAACCTGGGTCATTCAACGCCTCGGTTGGCACTTGAGTAGTTCCACCGGTCGGTGTCTTTATGATGGAAACATCTCCATTAGTCGCCACAACTTCGGGCTTGAATGGAGTAGACATTCCGTTACCAACCATCTCTGCGGTACTACCAAATCCTCCAGTTACGGGAGTTGCTGTAGTTGGTGGCACTTGTGCTGTAGTCGTAGTTGTTGGTGTAGTTGTAGGGGTGCTTTTCATCCATTCAGGAGTTTTGAAACCTTGCATTGCCCAATTAGTAGCTACAGCGCCACCAACCAATCCACCAGCCTGAGCCAAAGCAGCATTTTCGTTTGCCGCTTGCTGTCGTTGATTACGCTCCTCAGGCGTTGTCGGTGGGCCAAATCGCTGCTCTACAAGTTGAGTAGCTTGGGCACCAGACATTCGCTGGGACCGTAACCATCGGTAATAAGCAATAGGGTCTTTTTGTGTAATCGTTGGTTCTTGCATTATATCCACGTCCCAAACATAGCTACACCATTACGAGCATATTGAAGCGGTCTGGTTGCTCCACCTGCCCAAATAACTTTACCTGACAAAGTTCTACCAAACTCTTCATGCACCTGTTGCTGAAAAACTGGCTTAATGCTTTCTAAGCCATGGATTTCACCAAAGCGCTCTAACATCCCTTGCTCAAGTAATTTCTCCTGAAATATGGAGGTGTCTGTATCGGCTCTAAACTCGTTGTAAGGCCCGTTATAATAAGTCCACGTTACGCCACCATCAGACACCGAACCGCTCGTGTGCGTCGGTGCTGTGGCTCCTGTAGTGCCTCCTACGGTAGTAACGTAGTAGTTGCCGTTGTAAAAACAGTATGTGTTAGCAGCGAAAACCACTCCGCTCGACCATGTTACAGGCACTACTGACCGGTCTGCGATATACTGAAAGATAAGGGTATCGCCGTTATTGTTAGCTCCAGGCGTAGGGTTGATTAGCAGTTCAGTGTTACTTAATCCTCGAATTTGAAACCGCTGGTAAATTGTAGGTTCAAGTCCAAAGCCACGAATCTCTGCATATTCTTGTTCGCTCATAGGGCCAAGAACGCGCCACCGAGTGCTTTGATTCCAAAATGTTTCGTATTGATAGCGGGAAAAAGCTGCTGGTAGAGCATAGGTTGCTTGGCCCCCTACCAGCGTTATTGACCCTGAAGCGTAACATTTAGGCCAAGGATACGCCTCAAAAATGTCACGGTTAATACGTTGTGCAATGGCAAGAAGCTGCTTGGTAGTTGTTTCGGTTGAAGTAAATATATTTGACTCAACCGTATAGCCCGCTTCGTTTGCTACATTTTGTATAACCGTGGCTATGCTCATACTTTCCTTGGTCGTCCTCGGCGTCGAGGCTCATCCATTACATCATCGGTTACATCGTCAAGCTCTACCGGCTGAATTAACTCTCTGCGATACGACCGCAAATCAGTCCCCTCATTTGCCTCGATTCGCTGAAGGAGCAGTTCCATCTTCTCCTCAAGTGCCTTAGTACGAGTCTCCGACTTTTCCAAAAGCTGTTTGAGTTTTACTACTTCGTTCTGATCTGACTTAGCTGCTGCAAGCCAATCTTGAGCCAATTTAACAAACTTAGACAATGAGCCAAGTTTTCGTTTTGCTTCGTCAGAACCATTAGCTAACTGCTCGACTGTCTTAAACCCAAGGTACTGCAATTCACGCATAGCAGAGCCAGTCATAAGCGACCATTCAGCTAACGGAGTACCATCGGCTACTGGCTCACTACCAGCTTGAAACCGACTATAAAGTTCGGGGTATTCCTGAATATCCTGTGGTTCAATGCGTCTTACTGTCTCATCTCCACCAGGCCACTGGATACTGATCGATGGGATTTCATCGAATATTGGCCGTCCCTCACGCAGCGACTTTTCCTCGTTCTCGTTGTAAGCGAAAAAGAACTTGATATTAGCCCCCTGGTACCGCTTCTTGGGTTGGCTATTACCGGACATGATGCTGCTCCAGTCTATATTTGCCATAATTATTCTCCTAAATAGGCATAGTTGCCTACCTAGTTATAGCACTACCCCTCAATAACGACTAACGTATTGATCGTTCCACCAGACGTCTGGTAAGCCGTAATCGCTCCACTTGGTACAAACTGTCCTTGAAATACTATAGTTTTAGCATTATCGCTATTTGGCACGTTAATGCATTTGTTGGTGCTGGTTGGGGCTATACCTGTTAAAGTTTCACCGTTTAGCCCAATGCCTATGTGAGCAGCACTATTGTTTTGGATTAAAAGATACTTTCTAAATGGGTTAGCAGCTAATACTTGTGTGCTAGTAGCTGTGGCGATAGTTGGAGTTGCAACTGTAGCTTTTCCTGCGTAACACGTCATAAATCACCTATAAAATTGGGGGGATTACTCCCCCCTTAGTTACTAAACGGCTTTAGTAAACTTTAGGTAAAAGTAAGAAACACCGTTGGATACAACTACATAGCAGTTAGTATCAACATCAGCATCCTTAACAACACCTACAAAACCTGTACCAACTGAAGCTGGCGTACCAAACGAAGTGGTAAGCTCTGCTGCTGTTGGGGTTGTGTCGTTTACGTTGTTGATTGCCATTTTGGTACGCAGTCCGGCAGCGGTTGCAACAAGCGCTGCGGTTGACGTAACTACAGCAAAAGTGCCGTCTGACACCTCTGCTGCTTGCTCAGGTGGCATACCCAAGCCAATAAGATTAGTTACTGATGGCATAAGACCTCACAAATATGGGGGGCCTTCACCCCCCATTTGATTAGTTGACTCGCAAATGGCCTGTTGAAAACAGATTTACTGTTCCAGCACCAGTAAGCGTCTCTAGTCCAACTACGTTCTTAATGAGCGTAGTCGAAGCATCGTCAGCAACACCAGCGGTAGCAGTAGTATTCAGGTTAGCTTTTGCAGCATATGAAGCAGCAGCCTTACCCTTAATACCCTTTGTCGCTCCACCAGCAGCTACACCACCAATCCATACCCAGAGGTACTCATTGTCAGCAGCAGCTACTTGAGCTACGCCAACGGTGAGATTCTGAGAACCTGCATTAGTAGTGGTGAGCATAGCAGCCTGACCATCGGCTTCGATTTTTACGAAACCATACTGGTCAATAGCTCCATCAGCCTGAACAAAAAGAAACTCGCCTTCGACGAGTGACCCTACTGTTCCAACTGTAGCTGGAAGCATAGCTGAAGTGCTATCCCAAACCTTCTTGTAATTAACTCCAAACGATCCTACCTGTGACATACTCTAGTCCTCCTTATTAAGCGTAAATTACACCCTGGAGAGCTGGAGCAGAGCAGCAAAGGTTTCCTTCAACGAGAATTACGGTGAAGAAAGCATCCTGATCTACTGGGCGATCCATAGTTGGTGCAAGCGGCTTGAAGTCAGCGCCTCGAACCATGTCAAATGTCCAATACTTAGTATTGAGCAATCGGCATGAGTTAGTCTCAAGAACGCTTGAACCGTAACCACCGTCAAATACAAACTCACAACCGTCATAGTAGAGTTTGCGGAATCCAGCCTTTGCTTCCTTAACGGGAAGCTGAATACGCTGAATTGCAGTCAATGACGAGTGGAGGTACTTCCATGCAGTACGGTCCATGATTCCAAGGTCAGGCTGCTCATCGCCACGAGTTAAGCGGCTGATAACATCCGTGATTGTCTCCTGAACGTTCGAAGCCGAAAGCGTTACGTTGGTAGCGTAGTTACGCGCCCAAATGTTAGCTGAACGGTCGATAGTTCCGTATGTTCCCGACGAAGGTGAAGTCGAAACTGCCTTCTTCAAGCCGTCGAACTCCATTCCACCGAAGCCAGTTCCATCGCCTCGAAGTGAAGACGAAACAGTATTCTTCAGACGGGAAATAGATGCCTCAATCTTTGCCTCAGCAAGATCAAGAAGCTGTGCCTCATCTCGGTTAGCACGACGCTCACGACCTGACATAGAAACAGGCTCATAAACCTGCTTGATGCCAAATCGGAAAGCTGTAAGGTCGTCGATTGAACTAAGATCGAACGACTGGTATCCCTGGTAGAATCCACCTACAGCAGCGTCATTGT